AACCGAGTCAAGCAAAACCAAAACTGAGACTTCTAAACCATCACGCTCTAGACGTAACACCGAAGCGGAAGAGGAAGCCGATAATCCAATTGGCAGTCGTTCTATGGTAGGGGTTCCCGGGACTCTTGACAAGCGTGAAATTACCAGCGAAACACGAGCACCAAGATTTACACCTAACGAACCTCCTGTTGGCTATGGCCGCCGTGATGATGAAGACCAGATTAAAGCTCCAGTTGATGAGACAAAGCTTTCATTGTCTGAGCGCATGAAGTTAAGTCGTGAGCGTTCTAAGACTGGTTCTGGCCCGACAGACAGACGTTCTGTTAGCGAGCGTATACGCTCTTCTATGGGCATGAAATCTGGTGGATCTGTAAGTTCAGCCTCTCGCCGTGCTGATGGTATTGCTACCAAAGGCAAGACCCGTGGCAAGATCTGCTAAGGAAGCATCATGAAAAAGTACAATGAAGGCGGTATTTACAAGGCTGAAATGGGTCAACCACCCATGGATCCAGAGGGTGCGCCTTCTTCCAAGAAGCCTGAGCCAAAGACTCCTCCCAAGGACACAGTATTCCGTGAAGGAATGCCTGTGCCTCAGGACATTGACGGCAAGTCTGCTCCTCGCAAGAGGAAGCTGGCCGCAGGCGGGTACACCCGTGCCGCAGATGGCATAGCTCAACGGGGCAAAACCCGTGGAAAGATGTGTTAATTATGATGGCAAGTCGTGGAATGGGAGCCGTTCTCCCAAGCAAAATGCCCAAGGGTAGCCGTAAGGCCCGTCGGGATGACACTGACTTTACTCAATTTGACCAAGGCGGATCTGTATCTGACAAGGAAAAAGATGATGCAGTTAAGTTCGGCGTTGATAACCCACGTTTAAACTTAGCTAAAGATGCAAAAGAGTTGGCCGGTCGTTTAACTGCCGAAAAGCAATTAAGCCCAAATACTTCTTTGCAAGCTTACTTAGATGCAAAGATGGACAGGCGTGGCCCCGGAGTTCAGGGCGGTGGTGTTAAGTTGACGCACCGATTTGCCGAAGGTGGTGCTGTTGGCCTATATGCCAACATTAATGCCAAGAGAAAGCGGATAGCCGCTGGCTCTAAAGAAAAGATGCGTAAGCCCGGTCAGAAGGGTGCTCCCACTGCTGATGCTTTTGTTCAATCTGCAAAGACTGCTAAAAAATGACCACTACCGGCTCAACCCTCTTCAATATGGATTTCACGGAGATTGCCGAGGAAGCTTGGGAGCGGGCGGGTCGCGAAATGCGTACTGGTTATGACTTGCGTACAGCACGTAGGTCAATGAATTTAATGACCATTGAGTGGCAAAACAAAGGTATTAATATGTGGACTATGGAGCAGGGGTTTATTAACCTGATTCCGGGATTGTCTACTTATGCTTTGCCAACAGATACTATTGATTTGCTTGAGCAGGTAATTCGTACTGGCCAAAACACAGCTTCAACCCAAGCTGATTTGACTATCACACGTATTAGCGTTTCTACTTATGCAACGATTCCAAACAAGTTACAACAGGCGCGACCGATTCAAGTATGGATTCAGAGGTTATCTGGCGAGGTCAATCCTACAAACTCTTTACTCAGCGTTGCAATCAACTCAACGGCCACAACGATAACGCTTGACACGGTGGTTGGATTAGCCGGATCAGGTTTTATTCGCCTTGACTCAGAAGATATTTACTACACCTACATTACTGGAAATGTTTTGGGTGGAGTGTTCCGTGGGCAGAACAATACAACGGCTGTGTCTCACAACGTTGCAACACCCGTGTATGTTCCGCAACTTCCAGCAGTGACTGTTTGGCCAACTCCAGACAACAGCACGTCTTACCAATTTGTATATTGGAGACTTCGCCGCGTTCAAGATGCAGGCGCTGGTGCAGAAACTGCTGACATGAACTTCCGTTTTTTGCCATGCCTAGTAGCTGGATTGGCGTATCACATTGCCATTAAAGTGCCCGAATTAATGCCTCGCATTCAAATGCTTAAGCAGATTTATGATGAAACGTTTGAAATTGCAGCAGGTGAAGACCGCGAAAAAGCTGCAATTAGGTTCGTTCCTAGACAATCATTTATTGGTAGCGGTGGTGGTTACTAATGGGAAATAGATTTGCTTTAGGCAGAATAGCGATTGCAGAGTGCGATCGTTGTGGCCAGCAATTTAAACTAAAGCAGCTTAAGACAGAGATCATTAAGCAGCGAAAGTATGAGTTGTTGGTATGTCCTGAATGCTGGGATCCAGATCAGCCTCAACTAATGCTAGGAACGTTTCCCGTAGATGATCCGCAAGCTTTGCGTAACCCGAGAAGAGATACAACGTATGTAACCTCTGGTGTCAACGCTAATGGTAATTTGTCTGGTGGTTCACGTGACATTCAGTGGGGTTGGAATCCGGTTGGCGGATCTCGGTTAAATGATAATTTACTAACGCCAAACTACTTGGCATTAGTCGTACAAATTGGTACAGTAACGATACAGATAGGAGCTTAATATGGCATACACACGATCAGCAGATGGCATTGTAAAAAAGGGTAAAACTGATGTTAAAGTTTTTCCTAACAGTGGCCCTGTTCAAAAAGAAATAATGGGCGGAAAAGGCAAAGGTAAGGGCAAAACCAATACCGACATGAAGACTATGGGTCGTAACTTGGCAAAAATTGCCGCTCAGAAACGAGGTTAATCATGGCTACATTTAGTAAAAAATTAATGGGCAAAGAAGTTGGTGATGCCAAGGTCTATGCTACGCCACACACAATGACTGGTAAAGTTGTTAAGGCTTCTGAAAATCCCGGTTCCGGCCCTGACCACAGTGATGCCAATACAGTCAATATGTCTGTAGGTAATATCAACCGTCGTCCGCAACCAGCCACTAAAACTTCTGGTATTAAAGTACGCGGTACAGGCGCAGCTACTAAAGGCTTAATGGCACGAGGCCCAATGGCATGAACTACGCTCAGCTAGTCGTTGCGGTAAGCGATTACTGCGAGAATTCTTTCCCAACAAATGACATGGATATATTTATCCGTCAGGCGGAACAGCGCATTTACAACACTGCGCAACCTGCTAATTTGAGAAAAAACGTGACTGGCTCGCTTAGTACTGGGAACAAATATCTTGGTTGCCCAGCAGATTTCTTGTCGTCATATAGCCTTGCTATATACCCAGCTTCTGGTTCTGGTGAATATCTGTACTTGCTTAATAAAGATGTGAACTTCATGCGTGAGGCATATCCAAATCCAGCAACGCAAGGTAAGCCAAAGCACTATGCAATCTTTGGCCCTCAGTCCAATGACATTAACGAATTAACGTTTATTGTTGGCCCAACGCCAAATGCTGCGTACATGGCGGAGCTGCATTACTACTACTATCCAGAATCAATTGTTACCGCTGGCAATACATGGCTTGGTGATAACTTTGATTCAGTTTTGTTGTATGGAACTATTTGCGAAGCTTTGGTCTATATGAAAGGCGAAGGCGATATGATAGCTGTTGCAAATGAGCGATATGTTCAAGCTATTGCTTTGTATAAAAATCTGGCTGATGGTAAGCAACGTATGGATGCTTATCGTGATGGTCAAATCAGGATTGCAGTATCATGAGTATTCTTCAAACGGCTACAACAAGCTTTAAGATTGAACTGCTTCAGGCGGTTCATAACTTTGGCCCGACAACGCCCAATACGTTTAAAGTTGCTTTGTACACGGCAGCGGCAGACCTTGGTTCGTCTACAACCATCTACTCAACAACCAATGAGATAGTGGGCACAGGCTACACGGCAGGCGGAAACACGTTGGTTATTTCCACGTCGCCAACGGCTGCAAATAATACGGCCAGTGTTCCTACCGCCTACATTTCATTCAACAACACAAGTTGGACAAGTGCCACGTTTACTGCCCGCGCAGCCCTGATTTATAACGTCACACAAGGCAATAAATCAGTAGCAGTTTTGGACTTTGGTTCAGACAAGACTGTAAACAACGACACTTTTCAAATCATCTTCCCAACCCCCGATGCCAACAGCGCCATTGTGCGCATTTCTTAAGGATCAATCATGGAATTCAGTTCAGCAAAAGACCAAGTGTCAGCTACTTTAGTCACACGCCCCGGCCTCGGTGAAACCGTTGGTGCTGGCGGTGTTTACTCCGTTACTTGCGTAGGCGCGGATGGCATTGAAAAGTGGAGCGAGCAGTTCCACAACTTGGTGGTTAACCAAGGCTTAGCCAATATGAACGGTGCATACCTTGGCGCTAGTGCACAGACTACAACTTGGTACATTGGTTTGGTCACAGGCCCCGGTTCAGGCACAACGTTTGCCGCTGGTGACACACTAGCTTCCCACGCAGGTTGGACAGAGAATACTGATTACTCAGGCAACCGCAAAGCTGTAACTTTTGGCTCTGCAACCACAGCAAACCCGTCAGTCATCAGCAATTCAGCTTCTCCTTCATCTTTTACAATGACAGGCACAGCGGTTATTGCAGGCGCATTCTTGGCTAGCGTAGCTACTGGCACTTCTGGCGTTCTGTTTTCTGGAGGTGATTTTACTGGCGGCGACAAGTCTGTTGCTTCTGGCGATACACTGAACGTTACCTACACATTCTCTCTGACAGCGACCTGATAAGGTATGTTCGGAGATGTAGCTTTTGCTCAAGCGCCGTTCGCCTCTCAAGGGGGTAGTACGTTCGCTGTCTCCGTTTCAGAATCAGGTTCAATTGCCGACAGTGTTGATACGCTGTTTACCGCAGGCGGTTTGATTGATGAGAGTGCGTCTGCGCTGGATGGCGTCTCTGTTCTTACTACTTTTGTAGCAACGGCGGCGGAGTCAGTTTCTGGTTTAGACGCAGTCAACACAATCAACAACATATTTAACGTCACAATTCCGGAAACAGCCAGCGGTTTGGATACAGTGTCTGCTTTGGGCACGTACCCCGGGAGCATTGCGGAAACAATGTCTATCACGGACGTTGTTTCTTCTTTGGGCACATATCCCGGAAATATTGTTGAGACAGCTAGCGCATTGGATGCTTTTGTAGCCAACTTTATTACGTCGCTTAACATTGCGGAAGCGGCTTCAGGTGTTGACTCTGTTGCAACCCAAGTTGCGTTTGCTGCGGCTATTACAGAAGGCGTATCTGCCAGTGCCGTAAGTGCGTCACAAGTTAACTTTGTTGCGGCTATTGCTGAAGCTGCTTCTGGAATAGACGTATTTACAACGGCTACAACTTTTGTAGCGTCCGTGGCCGAAGGCGTATCAGCACTAGATGACACTACACGCGGTTTGTCTATTCAAGTTGCAATTTCCGAAGCAGCTTCTGCGGTTGATGCAGTTAGCACACAGGTTGTGTTTGCGGGTTCTATTGCTGAGTTTGCCGCTGCAATAGATACTGTGGCTGTTATCAAAACGGTAAACGCAAGCGTAACAGGCATTCAACTTTTGGTTTCTATTGGCGACGTACTTGTTTGGGCGGTAATTGATGACAGCCAGAACGCAAACTGGCAAAATGTCAACAGTGCGCAAAACCCCGGTTGGAACAACCTACCGTCGTAAGGATTAAAAATGGCTTTAGTTTTAAAAGATCGGGTCAAAGAAACCTCTACCACTGCTGGTACGGGCACACTGACACTTGCTGGGGCGGTATCGGGGTTTCAATCTTTTGCCGCCGTAGGTAACGGCAACACAACGTACTACGCCATCGCAG